GCAGTGACATTCTTGGCTTGTTTTGGTCGAACTTCTTTCCTTGCGTTTCACTCATTCCAAACTCTCCAATCACCCCGAATCAAATCTTCATGCAACTTGCTTTCTTCATCTGCTGCTTTGTGCATCGCTTCGAGTTGCTGTTGCAGCAATTCCTTTTCTTGCAAGTCAGTTGTCTGATTAGCCTGATCTCTTAATTCTGTAAATCCAGTCATGCTTTAGCCCTCACCAAACAATTCGCCACTGCCCAAGCGTCAAGGCACATATCATCCTTAAACTCATCGTCCATCATTGATAGCCATTCCTCTTTGGCTCCTTTCCATCCTTTGACTTTTAATCCATGCCCTTTGTTCACATAGCAATTCTCATAGCCATTGATGAACTCAGACAGCTTCATTGGCGTGTCGATACGAAAGCCGCGCTCTACAACTCCCTCGTCGCCCGATTCTTTCTTGATCTTTGCAAAGAAAGTCACACCGTAGGTTTGATGATTGACGATGGTGCCAAGTTGCAAAGCTGGCATTAGGTTGCCTTTGTAAATCTTTACTAGAACTGGATAAGGCAATACCCCGCTTTTATCGCCTGTTTGGGCTTCGTACTGCTCAACCACATCCACTGCATGAAATACATTCCAGTTAAGCTGATAATGTTTGGCTTTTGGTACTTGTTTTGCTTTTCTCATGCCACCATTCCCTCTAATTCTTTTCGTGCTTTCATGATTTTGTTGTACATGTCTAGTGTGAATGAGCGCCTAGTTCCCGATCTAATTAGAGAGAGTGTTGAATGCGCACATCCTGCAATCCTTGCAACATCAACCAAACGCCCGCCATAACTTCTTATCCAATCAACTATGTCTTTCGCCTGTTCTGCTGTTGGATAAACACAGTGTTTTACCAATCTTGCGTGTGAAACTTTCTTGTCCTGCGTAATGTCTTTAGGAATCGTTCTTTCCTGAATTAACCCTCTCAATTCTTCAATGAGTAGATGATCCAACCCATTCTCCAATGCGTGCTTCACTTGCTTAGCAGTGCAAAGTTCATAATCGGGACGACCTTTTCTTTGAGCCAATATGCACAAAGCTGTGCGGATTTGAGTAAGTGTTGGAGTCATGACTTTATTTCTCCTTTCACATTCATTAGATCTTTTGCGTATTCAGTTGCTCTGTATGTGACTAGTGAATCTTTTTCTAAATACCCAAATTTAATTAGGCCCTGTACATAGTTTTGAATCGTGTTTGCTGGCGCATCTAAAACACATTCACCCAAATCTTTAATCGTGAATACGTTGTTATGTGTTGCGTACAGAACGATGTTGAAAAGATTTTCGAATGCTTTGACTTGCTTGTAATGGTTGCAATTAATTCCAAGCTCTGTTGCCTCAGCACACCAGTCTTGAGTTTTGTTTGGGTCTTTCACACCCCACCCCCTGCACGTTCCGCGCAATACACCAAATCCTGCATATGCTTTAAACACTCTGGTCGCTTCTCATTCAGCACATCCCAATCCAGGAATACTTTTCTCATTGCAGCTAGTGCTGCCTGTGCAACTTCAAGCGGCATAGTCACTTCACGCCAGTCCTGAGTTTTGTTGTCGTTTTGGTCTTTCATGCTGCACCTCCTGCTTCTTCCATCTGCACAGATGCAAAACGGCATATATCCAATTGATCTTGAACCAGCACAATCCCTTTCTTGCCATGTCGGTTTTTAGTCACTAACACCTCAGTCACACCAGTTGGCATTAAGTCCTCTGTTTGCAGTTTTGGATGCAATAAAACAATCTGGTCTGCATCCTGTTCGATCTGACCCGATTCTTTGATGTCTGAACTTTTAGGACGTGAGCCTTTGTCTGCATCACGATTCAACTGCACCAAAGCAATCACTGGGCATTCAAACTCTTTCGCCATAGACTTGAGTTCACGGCTGATTGATGCCACCTCTTGAATGCGGTCTCTTTGGCTCGGATTGCGAAGTAACTGCAAGTAGTCAATAACGATGCAACCAAGTCCTATCTTCTTGAATCTGCGCTCTGCTTTGCGAACATAGGTACGAACTTCGCTTAATGTCGGTTTTTGCTTTGGTTCTATCCAAATTGGCAATTTTGCATAAGCAGCTTGTGCATCAGCAAATGACTTCAACACACCTGACGACATGCGAGCATTATGTAATTCGTCATACGGGATCAGGCTCAATGCGCTAATCATGCGATTTGCTAGAGTCTCTTTGTCCATCTCAGCCGATACAAACAACACACCTTTGTTTTTGATTGCAGTATCCAGTGCCAGCATTTGAGCCAAAGTTGATTTACCCGATCCTGGTCTGCCACCAACGACACACAAATGCCCTTTTTGAACTGTGCCAATCAGGTTATCCAAAGTAGGTAAATTGAATCTCACGCCTGACGGTTTGCCTGCTGCCATTGCTTCGGATTTTTCGATCATCTTCTGCAATGCACTTTTGATTGAATCTTCAAAGCTTGCGCCCAAGTGGTTTTGGTCTTGGTTATCCGATCCGCTAAACAAGCCCTCGGCTTCTGAAAAAACATCATCCAGATTTAGATCACGAGCAATAAGGGAAATCTTCTTACCGATTTCCTCAACCTTGCGATGTGTTTTTAATTTGTTGAGTTCAGAAACATAGGTAACCAAGTTATAAAAACTCGATGGCGCATCAGACATGAGTGTCGTCAGGTACTCAGTTGCATCAAGCACTGACTTACTTTGATTTAGCTTTTGCTCAACCAGCACAATGTCATAAGGCTTTCCAGCATCAGCCAATTCAGAAATGGCTTTGAAAATCTCTTGGTGCTTTGTTGCAAAGAAACAGTCTTTTGTTAAATCCCCTGCCACAGTTTCATAAGAGTTTTGAACTGTCATCAATGCAGCAAGTACACATTGCTCAATTGCGATGTTATGAATATCAGACATTACCAAGCTCCTTTCACTGTTTTAAGGTTTTGAGGTGCTTGTGTTGCTTGCTTAGGTTGAGATTCACCAATAAGTGATTCATAAACAGGTTTCCAGTTATAACGATTTGCAAAACCAATCCACGATTCACTCAAGACGATTCGAGCTGCATCATTTGTACTAATGCCTGCATTGCAGCTTTCGTGATAGTGCTTAATCAGACCTTCAAGGGTTAAAGGTTTTTTAAGTGCTTTACGGTGTTCATTGAATCTTTGAGCTACATCTTTCTCAAGACCAATTGCAATTAATGCCTCTACAGGTTTTTTACCTTTTAAGATTTGGGTCAGCTCAGCAGTGCTTCTTCTAATCTCTGTAGTAATCTCTGTAGTAGTCTTTGTATTTGTATCGAGTTCTAAATGGGGAGCCTCTGCATTTATAACTTGATACCCTCCCAAGTTATAACTTGATAGGGTGGTAACTTTAAACAAGACAGGGGTAATCAAATCAATGAACAAAACATTGTTTAATTTAGTGTTATTTACAGTGATGGTGCGGAAGTGCTTCTTGATTACACCAAAGCTTTCAAGACGTTCTAAAGCATCACGGACTTGAATCTTAGTAAGTCCAAATTGATCTGAAAAACTGCCATAAGAACGCTGTAAAAGGTCTGCCTTAAACTTCTTTTTAATCCCTTTGATTGAGCCTGTTTCTTCATCACGAATTACAGATGGGCGATACCAGTACACGACTTCAGAAAGAATAATGATTGCGTTCACATCAGGCTTTCCATTTGAAAGCTTAAAGGTGTTAAACCAATTAACAGGGATGATGTTTCCTTCAAAATTGAAGTTGCCAATTGCATCAACAGTAGGGTTTCCAGTGCTAAGCATTTTCAGCCCCCTTTTTAAATTCTTCGTACTCATCCTGCACTTCTTCAATGTGAAAAATATCTAAGTCGCTGTCGTATAGATCAGCAACTTGGCAATAACGAGATGCAAAGCCTGGATGTTCTCTTTCGTATTTTTCGACAAATTGACGGGTGATGTTGTTCATACTGCACCACCCTTGAGCGATTGCTCTTCTTTTAGAATTTCATGCAACTCATAACCAAAGCCATAGACAAAGCTTTGCTCTTTATCAGTTAAATGATCGCAATCCGCCTTACCCTTCATTGCATAAACTGTATTAAGTGCTTCTTTTATTTTTCCTTCTAATAAATCCACCCGCTTTTGCAACTCATCAACTTTTATTTGCATTGCTGATATTTCAGGCTGACGCGCATTCCACGCATGCCACTGTCTGTTAACGATGTTGTGCCAATACTCATTTGCATAATCATTGAATCTAAATAGATCATGATGATTCTTGATTTGAATCTCACTCATACCCTGCATATATTTAGCTTTATAAAACCGCTCAAAAGCCCCCCTATTCTCTTTGAGAGACAAATCACCTTGGCTCTCGTTTTCGCTCGATTTAGATACGCAAAGCGGTGAAATGTGGTTTTCGATGTGAGCGTCGTCGCCCATATCGTTGGGTTCAACGATAAGGTCAATTCGATGTTCTGTTCTGTGCATCGAGTAAACGCCCTGATTCTCCGTTTCGTTAATCAAACAGTTCATGCACTGTTCACCGTTTTTAAATTCTCCGCACTTGTTAGCGCATGGGTGTGTGTTGTTATTCATGCTGCACCCCAGATTGATGAAAGGTCGATGTTGTAAACCGCTAACCATGCGTCCTTGTGATATGAGTTCACGCTGCCATAGTTGGCATCTTCGGCTTTTTCAACATCAATCTGATTTGCTTTGCTGTAGCGGCGAAGTTCGTATGTGTCATACGTGCCACCAGTAAGAGCCTGAACCTTTTTGATGGTTGCAAAGTCTGTAGAGCTATCAAGACGTGCTTTTAGCTTCTCAACTTCTTTTGTTTTTGCAGATAAGCGACCCATTGCAGTTGCTTCACGACGGCTACCGATTTCGGCTTTGGTTGCGATAGCGTGGTCGCGTTCAGTAATAGCGAGTTGCTTTGCTTTGTACTCATTCGCCCATGCAATTGCAGCTTCGGCAGGATCGGCGAAGTTTGGTAATGCTGGGAGGTGTGATTTTTCTTTTACTGAGAAATAAACTTCCTCAAGCTGCTCGAAAATATCCCATGCTTGATCCGTATCGAGAATCTTGGCGTGACGAGCTGCGCCTTTTTCAGTCCAGAGGGTTAAAGATCGAGTATTTGGACTGAGTACCTCAAAGTCACTCAGTGAGTTTTTTAAGGTGCGAAGCTCATCACCTTCAACTTTGAAGAAATGCTTGCCATCAATAAAGCGTTCTGCATTACGCATATGGTTTTTGCGAATGTTTACTGGATCAGTTCCATAAAAACCTGCCATTTGCTCAGTGGTCATCACTGGCAATGATTTGTACTGAATAACCGATGTTTGCTTATCGGCAACTTGAATTGTTTGTGCTAAAATTGGCATGTTCATATTTGGGTATCTCCATGTTTGAACGTAAAAGAAAGCCTGACCTAGTCCGTCAGGCTTTCTTGTTTTTGTGGAATGGCAGACCGAGAGCTGGCTTTACTTCAAAACCCGAAACGACAGCGCCATTTCGAACTTCCAAATAAATCTCACGACCTTTCTTAACTGCTGCACTAATTGCGGTTTGGTGGCATCCGATCTTGTCGGCTGCAACCTTTTGACCATCTTGCTTAACCAGGTCACTTAAAAGTAACGTTTCGATTTCCATAAAATGACAATAGTAGTGGAACACGCAATAATGCTAACATTGTTATTATTATCTTGCAATAACGTTGCTATTTGTAGTTTAATAATGTTGTTATTGCGATAAATAAATACTAACATTGTTATTGAAATTAAATAATAGCATTGTTATTATACATCTTGTAAACAACAAAAAGCCCAGCAACTTCCGAGGGGAACTGGGCTTCAACACGACGAGGTCATTATGAATACAAAAGTTAATGAAAGCAAGTTGATTAGCGGCAAAGAGGCGCTGATTGCTTTGGCGAATGGTGATAATGTAGAAAGCAAAAAAATCGGCCTGGTTAAGCGTGATGATATATCTTGGCTGGATACCCCAAAGACCCGACAATTAACTGTATTGGATTTTATTTCAGGTCAATGGCACTTCCGCCTAAAACCAAAAACAATCACGATTAATGGGATTGAAGTTCCTGCGCCTTTTAAGCCGAAAGATGGTGATCGTGTTTGGTTTATCTGTGATGATGCCGATCTAGGTTATGCGAAAAGCGAAGCCTATGGATGTGATATTAAGTCTTTTTACGGTTGGTGGCGCACCGAAGAAGAAATCAAACAAGTCGTTGCTGCCCTTCGCCAAGTATTCGGAGGCAGCCATGACAACTAAATCAAACACTTCTCAAAACAAGCTAGTCGAAACGCTAAAAGGCTTTGCTGCATCTGCACTAATTGCAGCAATCACATTAGTCTTTTTAGGTGTTGGCTTAAAGGCTTGTGAAGCTGAACAGGCTTTGCAATTGAAAGCGGCTAAGGCACATCAGGAGGCTACACGATGAGCATCCAGTCAATCGAAGTGGTACGTGCCGAAGTTCAACTGCTAGAACTGGCGCACAACCTGGTCATGCTATCCACGGCTGACGATGTTGTTGATGTGAATGACAACTGCATCAGCCTGACCTATGTGGGTCGTGGCTCTGAAAGCATCATGCTTTGCCTTGATGGAAAATACTCGGACAGCGCACGCATTCAATATGCGCGTGAAAACATGCAGCGCCTTGAAAATATTAAATCTGACCTTGTTTCGTGGGCTGCCTAGGAGAAGAAAATGAATACATTTGTAAATAACACGATTCACACGGCGCTATTTCAATCATGGATTGACGCTAAGCGCAGTGAAGATTCTGCAAGAGCGCAGCGTCTTGAAGTTGAAGCGCAAATTGTCGCATTGGTCGGTGTAAAAGATGAAGGTGTGACTTCGGTTGAAGATGACCAGTTCAAGGTGAAGACCACTGGCAAGGTGACGCGCTCTGTTGACACGGATGCAGTTCAGGACGTTTGGGAGGTTCTACCAGAGGAAGTTAAGAAATGCTTCAAATGGGAAGCGAAGCTCGACACTAAAGAGTTCCGTCACCTGTGCTCTATGCGTGAAGACTTGGTTCCACACCTGAACAAGTACATCACATCAAAACCGGCAAAACCTAGCATTTCTATTGAACTAAAGGACGCTTAATCATGGCGATCAAACTAACAACAACACGCGATAGTGCGAAAAGCATCAAAGTCTTGGTTTACGGCCAAGCGGGTGCAGGCAAAACACGCCTTTCTGCGACCACTGGTGGCAATGCGCTGATTATCTCAGCAGAAGCAGGCCTGTTATCCCTGCGCAACACGGATATTGCAGTTGCAGAAGTGCAAAACATGGCTGACCTGATGGAGATTTACGATCTTCTCAAAAGCGGTCACCCAGACTTCAAAGATTTTGACTGGATTTGCATCGACTCAATTTCTGAGATTGCGGAAGTTGTTTTAGGTCAAGCAAAGAAAGACCACAAAGACCCTCGCGCAGCGTATGGCGTTCTGTCTGAGCAAATGCAGGACTTAATTCGTGGATTTCGTGACTTGCCACGTAACGTCTACATGTCGGCAAAGATGGAAAAGCAGCAAGATCAGGACACTGGTCGCATGCTGTATCAGCCATCTGCACCGGGCGCGAAGATCGGTCAAGCCCTCCCTTATTTCTTTGACGAAGTATTCGTACTTCGCATCGAAAAAAACCAAGAAACAGGCGAAGTGGAACGTATGTTTCAGACCCAGCCTGATTTCAATTACCAAGCGAAAGACCGTTCTGGCGCACTGGATTACTACGAGCCAGCCGATCTTTCACTTATCGCAAACAAAATCTTAAACACACCAAACGCATAAAAGGAAACGCACATGAACATGCTAAACATGCAATTCGACCAAACAGAACTTAACTCAGCGCCAAGCTATGAGCTTTTGCCAAAGGGCAACTATGCTGCGCAAATCGTCAATTCTGAAATTAAGGAAAACCGCAACGGCGGCAACCGCTTGTCACTGCAATGGGAAATTGTGGATGGACAATACGCTGGTCGTATCGTTTTCCAAAACATCAACATTAACCACTCGACCCCCGAAGT